AGGTGTTCCAGTTCCAATACCTACATTACCACTACCACTTACAAATAGTATATTATTAACTGCGGGTGAATCTATCTCTAATAAAGTATTATTATTTGCTCCACTTATATGTAATCTAGCTTGTGGAACAAAATTACCTCCTATTGAAGCGCTATTTGTAGCTCTTAAATTAGTAGCAGTTAAACTTGGGGTGCTTATTGATAAATTATTTGTGAGTGTATCGTTTTGGAGAGTAGCTATAGTAGTTGTGCCTTCTATATTTACTCCTCCTTGTCCTCTAATAATTAAATCACTATCAGTTCTAATAGCTATTTTGCCTGGATTGTTAGCTAAATCTTCACCAAAAAATGCTGTTCTAAGTCCAGTGCTAGTTCCTACATGAACTTGGTTCCAAGTGCGTGAACTTTCCCCTAAAGTAAGATTGTAAGTAGCATCTGTGGGTGATAAGTTAGTAGTTACATACCCATTTACTGCTAGAGTAGTTGTATCTACTGTATTACCTGCTGTTATATTTCCAGTTACATCTAAATCACTGCCATTAAATGTTAAACCTGCTTCACCATTTATTGTTCCTCCTCCTGTTGCTGTTAATACCCTATTATTAGTATTATTTGTTATAGCAGGAGCTATGTCTGAAGTAGTAGATGAAGTAATAGCTAATGCATTTACAGCTTGTCCATTACCTTTTTGGACAGCATTACTGCTTGTTATTTGTAGTAAATCCTGATATGATTGATTTATTAATTGTGGACCTAAATTTGGCATATCTTCCTGTTTTTAATTAACATTCTCTACAACCAGGCCAAAATATATTAGAACCATAAGGCATGAACGGATATTTTGAATCTGCCATTCTCATACCGGAACTATATGCTTGCTTTTGCCATTGGTTAAATCTAGAACTTACAAAAGGTGAACGATATCCACTACCATAATCGGGATATTGTTTCCAAAATTCACCATTGTTATTTAATTCAGGAAAGCTGGATTGATTTTGTATTAAGTATTGTGTAAGTTTATCACCATAGAATTGAGATTTATTATCAGCCAATTGCCTCTTTTTCTCAAATAACTTTTGGTCTACATTAATACTATTTTCACCACCAGTAGGGGTTAATAAGCCATTATTGCGTGGTCTTAAATAGATATATTCCAATGATTCCCAATATGCCGCCCATGTTAAATAGGGGACTATAAAAGAATTAACAAGGGTATCATAAACCCCTGATAGTGTATTATTGTCTATATCATTAATTATTCTTTGATATAATGCAGTACTTATCAGCCGCTGTAAATATACATCTTGAGCAGTAGCAATAGCGGTTGTTAATAATTTAGCATCTACATTCTGGTTTAAATCAGTAAATGAGCGAAGTTTTGTTTCGCTGATAAGTAAGGTAGTAGTAGGTGGATATGACATGGTGTTATATTCCTTTAAGGTTGTATTGGTTCAATATTATTCTCTATATCAGTTTGCTCTATTTCCGATTCCAAAACTACATCCTCTCCAACTTCAGCTTCAATCCCTGTAACAACATCAGTTTCAGTAGAACCATCATTATATAGATTAAGTTGTTGAACACCAACACTAAAATTTTCTGCAGTTGGATATTGGTAATGAAGCATATCCTCTACACATTGAACAAGCGTTTGCTGCATCGGTCTTAGGACTGTGTTTGTGAATAAGAGATAAGCATCGGTAACTTCAGTTCTACCACCCAATTGACCTTCCGTTTTAATACCCAATATCATAGGTGATGTTATACGATGAGCAGTTAATATTTTTTGTTGAACCATATTATTTAACTGTAGATAGTATTCATCAGTTCCATTTGATTGTATAGGTTCTATTTTAGGTGCATTCTCAGGCGAATCTACATCCATATAAATTAAACTACCTGCATTATTCGTCCCAGCGTATTGATTTCTCAACATTGATTCTATTTCCATTCGCTGGTCTGGGTCAGCATTCAAAAAGGTTGTAATAGCAAGAGATGGGGTTAATCCATTCCTTAAATTATTAGCATGGAAATTATCAGTTTCTATATCTACTTCAATCGCCCTCAATGCTCCAGCATAGTCTGGGAGTGGGTAATATCTTTGACCCGGCTTATATGGATTATAGACATATAATTGCTTTGGTTGTTCTAAAGCCTTCTTCGGGTTAAAAGTTGGGAGGTAGGGCAACTCAGTATTTACACCGGCGCTTTGATACTGGTTATATATCCCTCCTCCAATTCCATATTTGTATTTTTCAGACCATTCATCTGAGATGTAATAACCAGGTATTTTACCCGATTTTGTTTTCTCAGCAGCTCTAATCCACGAAAAATCCAAATGGTATATTTCACTTATACGGGACCTGTCCTTGCTCCAAATAACCTCTAAAGCAAAACCACCATATAATTTGTAATCTAATCCAATTTTCTTATATACATCATTCCATGTTTCATCTCCGTTTGCATGGTCTAACATACTGCTATGCTTTTCATCACATACCAATCCTTCACCAACCACTCCTTCAACTACTGCATTAATGCATGTATTATGTATAGAACTATTATTATAAAGATAGATTAAAAACTCTGGGAAATCATTATATAATCCGTATTTGTAAAAATCTCCAAGCTTCTGCTCAACAGGAAATATCCTATCATCGGAGTTAGTAGAATAATTAATCTTAGTAAATTTGTATTTATTTTTCGTTTCCATTGTCTATATAAATATCATTTAATTGTTTTTTGTTGTATAATATCCTATTTCATTTGAAGAAACATATCTTACAAAACTTCCACTTTCATTAGCTGAAATATAGCGTGTATATGAGCCGGATTCATTTGAAGAAATATATGTTGTAAAATTACCAGTTTCATTTCCACTTATATAACGGGTAAATGAGCCTGTTTCGTTTGAGGATATATAATTTATGTATTGCGGATTGTTTGAACCACTTACAAATATTCTTAGGGTATCAAAAGGTGTGTTTGCAAATCCTGCTGAATTCCAATTATAGTTTGCATCATTCCAAGCAATTGCAGAACCTGCCCATGTCAATAAATCAGCATCCGCATAGTAAGTATCAACTAAATACCACCCACTTGCAGCAGGTATATATGAAGCTGATATTTGTGTTATTATATATGGAGTAGTTGAAGTAGATATTACATCCCCTACAAGTGTTACCCCATTTTGATTATATTCAGATGAACCGCTAAAATAAATAGCTGTAGGTAGGATGGAAGGAGGTGCTTCCGGCAACCATGCAATTGTGTTTATTGGCTGAGACTTATTTAAATACATGTGAATATAATATTAAAAAAAAAGGGGAGAGTTCACCACCCTCCCCCTATTGAAAATGAATATAAAATACAATTAAGCTGGTCCGAATGCGGAGCCGGTCTGAATAGTTAATCCATTAAGTAGTGTTGATAATCCACTATACGATGATGCGGACAGATACAACGCTGGTTCAGGTTCACGCGATACAAAGGTTAAGGTATATCCATTTCTATCAGTCATACTAGTACCTGAAGTACCAGCTGAAGTAGTTAAGGTTACACCATTATCTCTACCCACATAAATGAATTTAGATGTTGCGTCTGTATTGTTAGTTTCAACAATCATTTTAATGTTTTGATTGCCGGAGAGTAAACGAATTTGGTTACGAGTGGATACTTGCATTTTGAAGAATACTGCGTTAGTAGTAGTTTCATATACAATAGTTCCATTCTCAGGAGTTACCGTCATCGTTTCAGCGAAATCGCTGGTCTCTCTGAACAATTCAAACTTAAAAAACGAACCGCTACCCGTTAATTGAGTTACCAAACCTTCAGTTGGTGCAACTACTGCTGTAACTGAACCACTAAGGATGAAGATATTTTTGATTGACCCGATATTATCGCGGCAACCTAATGTATATCCCGATGTAATTTGACAAGGTGCTGGCATGTGTTTTTCCTATTTAATTGTTAAGCTAAATCGTTACTTACCCAAAATTCAGGATATGCTATGTTCACACCCATTTTGGTTGCTATTCTATGGCGTAAGGTATCCGTATTGATATCATACCATAATTGGAATTCGCTGAAGTCGGATAGTAAATCTGTTCCTACAACAATGTGTTTGGAAGGACCTAATACAACTCTATTTGAACCTTGCAATCCTACAGTTCCTACTACCTTAATATTTGGTGAGAATGGATATGCCATTTCATACAAATTAGGACGGTTGGTTACTGAACCTGGATCGAAGTAGAAGTTGTTAGCGCTTCTCAATGCTGTGATATAACTACGGAAGTTTGATACACTCATAAAGAATGTCAAGTCTTCACGATTTGCTACATCTGCGGAAGAGGATTGAATCATTGCATCCATTGTATTCAGAATGTTAGCTGGTGCTACTGATGTTACAGTTGAAGCAACTACCCCAGCGGTTGAACCTGTGATAATTCTATTCAAACCTGATACATTACAAGTTCCACCATAAGTAGAGGATGAACCACTAACTTGCTGCCATAAGAATAAATCGTTTGCTTTTTGGAATTGGTTTACTAACAGTTGCGAATATGCATCTGCTAATGCCCATGTTTCGTTGTATGAACCTTTACCTACTGAAGAAATACCTAAATATTTTTTATCTAAATCTTTCAAACATAGTGCATCAAATGATGTACGAGGACATACTTCAATGTTTCTTTGTGAAAAGGTAGCTGAACCTGCAGCAGATGATACGCAAGTGGAGTTGTTCATTGTAATAGAGACATCAAATAGATTGATAGGCTCTTGGAACTTTACACCCTCTTGAACGGTCACATACTCTACGGTTGAACCACCATATACCATCTTTAATACGAGCTCGCCTGCGAGCTGGTTATTAAAATCTGCTAATGCTGTTGTTACTAGTGCCATTTTGTGTTTTCTCTTTTATTAGTTTGTTTTCTTATTTTTAATTAATTCTCTCATCATTGCATAACGCTTAACATCTATAATATCGTTGTTACGGGCATCAAGTGAGAACGATTTTTTAGCCGGAATTGTTTTTTCAGCGGCTGGTTCAGCAGAGTATTTTTCCATTTTGGTTTTTAATTCTGCCATTTCTTTCTTTACGAACTCCATTTCGCTTTTGATTACTTCTGCAATAGCTTCGGCGATTTGTGGGAATGTCAATGTATCTTGCACTCCTTCACCTTCTGCTGCCATATTGATTTCAACAGGCAGTTTAATTATTGAATCAGTAACTGGATTTGCATTTGGGTCTGCTGATTTTTCAGTAGTAGTATTAGTTTCTTCAATAGCTGGAGGAGTTACCTGCTCTACCAATTCGGCTTCTTTTTCCATCTCTACAACGATACCACCTTCAGTTTTGATTGTGATACCGCCTTCAAGGTTGTGATAACCATCTGGTGCAGATAATTCCTGTCCTTCTGCTGTTCTAACCGTTACTGCTTTACCGAGTTCTAATGCTTCACCTTCAAATATGAGTGTGAATGCACCATTAACATCTTTAAGCTCACCAAAAGCCATTTTATCCTGCAAATTGAAGTAACTTTTAACGAGTTCTTTTAAATCTTTTGCTTTCATGTTGCTTTCTCTTGGTTTTTGTTTAATTAATTCTTATATAAATATCATTTACTATTGATTCTCAGCTTGTCTCTTACGAGCCAATATGCGATTATAGCAAACTTTCTCAAACGCAGGGGATGTGTAAGTATTTCCTGGCGCATTTCCCCTTAAATCCGCCATGCATTGTGCAAGCTCTTCTTCTGATACTGATTGGATTTCTTCAAATGTATCTTTTTTGATTTGCTCATAAGTTCTGTAATTATCAATATTGCTTTTCATTCTCATTTTTCCATTAAATTGGTTATAGCAAATTGCCAATGATTGCTTTTCATCTTTTCCTTCATTTTGTAAGAACTCACTACATCTTGCAATAAATTCTTCTTGATTTTCATTTGTTTTTGGAGTTGGTATTGGCATCTTATATAAATATCAATGGGTTTTGTTTACGTTCAGCCCACCATGCTTTCTTTGCAGCGCTGATATTTGCGCAATGTTCTGCGGTGCGTGGTGGTTTAGGTTTACGCATGTTAGCTTTTCCTTCTTCACTTTTAGGTTTACGCAATTTTGCTTTTGTTTCTTCGCTTAATGTTCTACCTGTTGCTGCAGCTCTTAGTTTTTCTATTGTTTTTTCGCTTGCCTTTTTACCTTTTCGTGTATCACTCATTTTTGCTTTTGTTTCTTCGCTCTTTGGTTTACCAAGCGATGCAGCACTTTGTTTTGCTTTTGTTTCTGTAGTATGTTTAAGACCTGATATTCCTTCACCACCATCTGTCATATTCACCAACCCACCTTTACCTAAGTCCTTGCGACCATATAAACCTATCAGGTATTGCTCTACTTTACAGGCTTCCTCCCAGCTTATACCTTCATATATAATATCAACAGAGTATCCTGCTTTATTTACTAATTTATGCCAATGGTCATTTCTTGCATACTTACTATATGCACGCTTGGTTGTCTTGCCTATACCCACATAAAAGGGTGAGCCTGTGTCGTTGCGTAAATGTCTATATACTGTTGCCATATGTTTCGTTTATTATATAACGCCTGAAATTGCTATTTAGTTCCCAAATTAGCAAAAAACTTTTCTGTGAACCATCCCTCTACACTAAACCCCTTGATTTCACCACTTTTAACTTTATCCCATACATCAGGATTATCTATTTTGTATGCAGTCATCCATGTACCTTTTGGATATTTCTTGCCATACAGGTTGCTTTTATCGTTATTATTGTTCTCTATAAGCCAGGTTTCAGTAAGATAAACATTGTCTAATGCTATACCATCATGCTCTATATTCATGGAATGGATTGTCCCACTTTTAATAAACTTTTCCGAAAGCTCTTTTATAGTTTCTTCGCTGAAATAAACCCAGTATTCTTCTTCATTATCCTCATCCCATCTTCTAATAAGACGATTGGGAATCATTACCGGTCCAACTAATTTACGCTGAGCATTTTCATAATCCGGCAAAGAACCTACTTCAAGTCCTAATTGCTCTGCAAATATATGCGTAAATACCATATTCTCTATATCATTAAATGAGTATTCTTTATCTACTTCAGCTCCTCTGCTTGTTGAAGCATCACCTTTAGCAGTATCTTCACCTTTTGGAGTTGGATTTGGAGTATCACTTTTAGGTGCTTTAGGAGATTCTTTTACACCACCACGTGGGCCTATTTCAGCAAATTGTTGTCCTATTTGTCCTAATTCAGCAACTACTTTGGGGTTATTATCGTAATGTTTTTCAATTCCAAGTTGTTTAATAGTATTTACTTTTTCTAAATTACTACTAACAGCATAAACATTAGCTGGATTTACACCATAGGGTCTAACTAATTCTAATATAGCAGATTTATTATCTCTAGCTGAAATAACATATACTTCATATCCTTTAGCTATTAATTCTTGTAATAATATTCTACCATCAGCAGTAGTTAATACACCATCAAAGTCAAGTGATACTTTAGAAAATGTTTGTTTGGATTCAGCAAATGAATCTAATATTAAAAATTCTTCATTAAATATATTTCCTGCTTGTCTTAACTTCTTTTCAGCCCATGGTAAAGCAGTTGGTCCTCCCCAAAGCAAATAACTTATATATCCACACGCAGTATAATCTTTCCTACTTTGTGCTAATTCATAACTATCTTTATGTCTGATAAGGAATGAACGCATTCTTCGGATAGTGTCCAATGATAACTTTTCACCTCTTACTATTTGTTGAGCACGAACTTTTCCAACTTGAGTTGCGCATTGATTATCTATTCCTTCGTTTCTTTTAATTCCCATCGCAGCAGCATCTTTTACTGATTGAGGGTAATCATTATAGGTTTCAAATAGGTATTTTTGTGCATTAAATGCGTAGAAATCTTCTTCAATCGCAGGTTCTTGCACCAAAGCAACAGCATCTATTTCAGCTGGTAATAAATCATTAGGTTTTAATTCTACTACTTTCATAATATTCTTTCTGTGTATAAATATGGTTACAATCTTCGTCTATTCTGCAATTGTTGTTCAGCTTCCAACCCATTACTTATATCTGATGATACAACATAAGCACGGATAGGTTGTGTGTTCATTGGTTGAGGTGGAGCATTCATTGGAGAACCACTACTACCAAAAGGTTGATTGCCGGGATCGTTTGGATTAGGTATAGGTTGATTAAATCCTCCACCCAGTAATGCTGTAGCAGTTCCACCTGTTGCACCACCAGCCGTACCTCCACCACCGGCTGCACCAGCACCACCACCTCTACTTGGGGGAGTTGGAGTAGAACCTGTATATTGTTGTTTTTTGATACTTGAAACTGTATTTGCCATTTGGGCTAAAATCATAGCCGATAAAACACCACCAACAATCGGACCTAAAATAGGACCTAACGACATCGCACCTCCGAATGCTTGGAATGCTGCAGATAAACCTGATGTGATAGTATCAGCAATTTTTAATTTTTTGTTATCATCATAGGCTCGTTTTCTTTCTGCCTCCATTTTAACATTTTTCTCATACTCCAATTGTTCGGTTTGAGCAGCTATTTCTTCTTCAGTTCCAACAACATTTTGTAATTTTTTATTATATTCAACTTCAATAGCGTTTAATCTATCTTCACTATTTTGTTCTGCCATAGATAACATTCCACTGGTGACAGAATTTAAAGCAGATAATACACCACCAACTTGTTGACCTATTTCATCACCAAAGAATTTAGCTAATTCAGTTGTTTTTTCAATAGTAGAAGCAGTATTTTTTGCTATTTCATTATTAATTTCAGTTACATCTTGACCATAATCCTGATATAATTTTTTTAAAGCAAGTAATTTTTCTAATTCTAACTTTTTTGCTTTTTTATCGTACTCTTCTTTTTTTAAGTTTTGTTGCAATAATAAAGTATCCTGTTCAGTATAATATCTTTCAATAAATGTTTTATTATCATCAAACTCTTTTTTCTTTCTATCAGTAAAATCTTTTGAAGCGTCTTGTTCACGTTGTATTCTATCCGCTTCTCTTTGTTTATCTATTAAATCATATTTTAAACCTATTAGTATTTTTTGTTTTTCGTATATCTCTAATTGATTTTGAGCTTCTTGAGAACCTTTGTCAAATGTTTCTGTAATTGTTTCCCAATAATTCGTTTCTAACTCAGCTAATTCTGAAGTTCTAGTACGGGTATCATCTACTATTTCATTTGTACTAGCCTTATATACATAACCTAACTCTGCAGCTAATTGTCCGATTTCATTGTTTATATCTTCAATTTGCTTTTTTTGAAGTTCGCGTCTTTTTTGTATTTCTTTTTCAAAGTCAGTTAATTCTTTTTTAGGAGCTTTTGGTGGTTTATATTCTTTGATTTGAACATTTAAACTTTTAAGTGCATTTTCATATTTAATAACTTGATTTCGTGCATCATCATATGCTTTACTAACTTCTTTTAAATCTTCTTGTCTTTGTTTTTCTGCTGCAGCATCTTTTTGCTTTATAGTTAATGCTATCATTCTATTTGATAAATCATCTCGTACAGCTGCGGTTTGTTTAATTAATTCTGCAGTTTGTTCTTTTTGTAATTTAAGAATTTGTAAATCACTCGCACCTTTTAATTTAGCATCTAATACCAAACCCTCATTTATTAATGCTTGATAATTTAAATAAGCGTTGGTATCATCTAGTTCATCATTTAATTTTTTCTGTGCTACAGCAACATCTTCTGTTGTCGCTGCATATGCAACTAATGAAGCTATGACAGCTGTTAAAGCAACTGCTATTGCTCCAATAGGATTTCTAGCTATAGCTGCTGTAAGTGCTGTCCAAGCTGCTCTAACTCTTCCTAAAATACCAACTGATGTTGTTTGAGCTGCGTTATTTGCAGTAGTAGCTACTGTATTTGCGGTAGTTACTGTAGTAGCAATTTGTTGTGCTTTACTAAATAATTGTGATGCTTCCCTTAATTCTTTATATCCTTCAAATACCCTTTTAGCACCATCTGCAAATGCAATCGCTGATGTGGCTGCTTCTTGGAATTGTTTTTGGACTTTATCATCAATACCAATTAATCCCATTGAACCTACAAGCAGTTCTACTGAGCCACCTAATATATTGATAGCACCACCAATAGCTTTAATTTTGGCTTCTACGGCATCTAAATTACCTGCCTGAAAATTAATATTTACGGTTTCATTTACCATTGTTTACCTTTGATTATATTATTTTTATACCAAATTTTCATCACCACCCAACTGATATTGGTCATTTTCCCAATTTACATTTACTTGTGCAATACAAGAACTTTGACATTCCGCTTCATAAGTAGTAAGAGTATCTATCGTATCAGTCCATATTATTACTTGATAATAGCTCTCATTACAAGCATCATATGTACTATGATTTATTAATAGAGATTTACTTAATGTGTAAGGATGATTTTTTGAATGAGCGAATCCACTTACAAAACTATACGCAACAGGTACCCCATTTTTATGTAATCCTATACTAAAATTAACATTGTTTGTCCCAGCAGGGCCTTCAACATAATATGTTGCTGAATAATCAAATGTATATATTCCAGGATATGTCATACGAATTCTTCCACCATCTAAAGGAACACTATTATCATAAGAAATATTGTTTTGCGTTGATAATTGGTCCCAGGCTACAGAATTACAAAAACTGTTAGCTAATGTTAAAGGTCCAGTTCTAGCATATGATGCATGTGAAGCTTCTCTATATGCTTTGGTTCTACTAACTACAACCCATTTATAAGCTTGGGTATTAGAATTAGTATTAACAGGTAAAGCTACTATATGAACAGTTTGTCCTGGTTCACTAAGTTGTATAATATTAGGGTCTATAGGTTCTGGATAAAATACATCACCATCTCCTAATTCAGACCAAATATTAATTGTTCTACAAGGAGATATATTAGCACCAGCTGTGAAAGTAAATACTCTACCTATTTGTGGGTAATTGCTAATAGCACCTGATATAGTTTCTAAAAATATGTTTATTGTGTAAGTGCCTGTTGTTTGTTTTTGTCCTACTATAAAGTTATATTTGTTTCTATATTCAGCTGTTGATAAATTTACACCTCCAGTTCCATCAACAAAAATATTTGCAGGTTGAGCATTCCACCACATACCTTCAGCGAAAGCAGTAGTTGCCATAACATTTTTACCATATACAATATTAGTATTATTTTCATATAGGTTTCCTAATGTGGGACGATTATTTTGGAATCTACCTATAAAATTACTATTGTTGATATTAGCTATTTTTGAACCACTAACATTTATTGCTACTATATTTTGTGTTGGTGTATAACTATTTGGTAAAGTAGCTTCTATAGTATTTTCGCCTCCAGCAATAGCTGTAATATTACTTAATGTAGAACTATAACCAGCAATATCATTATCATTACTATTCGCTAAACTTATATTTGTTGTAGTTCCCTGCAAAGTATTATCGTTTCCTACTATATTGACATTAGCAGATGAAGGAGATATTCTATTTTTCTCACCTATTATACTAATGGATGAATTAGCGCTTTTTATTTGGTTATTTCCAATGTTTACACTATTATTAAAATCTACTATTTGTTTAGGATTACTTTCATTATTATATCTAAAAGTAGCTGTAGTTGCAGAAGATGAAGCAATTAAATTATCTTTACCTGCTACAAAATTAACTATATTAGAATCAGTAACAGAAAGTCCAGTTGAAGCATCTATATAACTAGCTGCTCCATTTTGATTAATACTACCAATACGAACATTACTTGTCGTTGTATTATCAGCTGAAGTTAATATATCTCTAACACTAGTTCTTCTTGATGGGTAAGTAGTTGTAATACCTGGTATTTTAATAAACTCAATAGTGGTTGTATTTTTGCGGGTTAAATCAACATTACTAATTTTATTAATTCTCCAATACTCACCCATTATGAAATACTTGTTGTTTAATCTTAAAGCAAGTGCTTCATTTGGGTCTAATATGATATTACAAGTCATTTTTCTTGCTTCATCATCGTATATCTCATTCAAATACCCACCCCAATAACTAGCGTATAAATCATTTTTAGCTACAGTTGATATATTAGGGTTTGTAATTCCTAAAGCAAGAGCGTAGTAAGGAGTCCAATAGATGTCATTAAAGTGAAGCGGCTTACCGGTATTAAAATTAGGTGGGAACTCACTTTGATAACTTACTTGTAACCAATATTGTTGTTTTACTGCTACCCCACTATCATTTAACATCCAATACTTACCTCTATCTATAGTTCCACCTGAAAAATTAAAAGTATATCCCAAAGCATCTTGAGGAACAGCTTTTCTGCCCAAATTGTATAATAGTCTGGGTTTAAATTGTATAGGTGTTTTAGCACCACTACTTTGGTCTACTTGATATAAATGTGGTACAATAAAACTTGGTCCATTTGGTATATAAGTTGTAGGAGTTGGAGCAAAATAACTTCCTATACTCTTTTCATCACTTGTACTGATATCATTATCAGCATCAAAGACATATGTTCCATAAGGGTATTTATCTTTGTTTTTAGATATAGCATCCTTATTTAGAATATCACTATCCTCTAACATTTTAAAGACAATCTTTTTAGGTTGCTCTAAAGCTGGGTGTATTAATTCTACTTTACTTTCTAAATCAAGCTTATCAGTCCAATCTACTTTCTCTCCCTGTGATAACCAATTATTGTATGGTTCTATTCTGAATTTACGAGCTTCATTTGGTATAGGTTCAATAACTAAATTAAAAGCATCTATTAAACCTTTGAGTAAATCCCAACAACTATCCTCAGGATTAAATTGTTGTCCTATGTTTACATTATAGCCAATGTTCATTTGTTGTCCAGTAGAACATTCCATAAAAGTAGCTGAAGCAGCGGATGGATATAAGGGTAAAGTTGCTACAGTAATTGTTTCTGCTGATTTAAGTGAACCTACAGTTGCATCAATTAAAGCATGTTGTATTCTAATTACATCTCCACTCGCGAAATAGGTGCTGGGTAAAGTATAATTAATTTGAGGTGTTAGTTGCCCTGTAATAGTTGTTACTACAAGCGAATTAGGAACTTCAACTCCATTTCTTAATACTCGCATTGCAAGTTGTAATGGGTTATTATCTTGATTGTAGATATAATAACTAACAGTAGCTTTAACATCATAAAAACCAGCATCAGGTATTGTCCACCTATCTGTGGTTAAATTGAAATAAGTAGCATTGTATAAATTAGAATCTGCGGTTATATCAAAATATGAAGGTGAATTTGATGGAGAAGGAGATAATGTATCCCAAACTGAGGCTTGATATACTTGAGAAGTATTCTTTGTAGGATTATCAGGCACAGGTCCTAAATTAGCATTAGCTGAAGGTAGAACGAAAGTATTTGTAAACGGAGCTGTTGTTAAGAAGGATGATGTATATTGCGCACCTACTTTAGCGAACATCTTATCCAATATAACTTTAGTTCTAATAGCAGGCTTAAAGTCAATTTGTCGTAAAGGTTTTATATTAGTATCAAATCCAAATGGTTGATTAGTTCCAGATGAAATAGTAAACTGATAATTTGGAGCAGTAGTATCATTAGTTGGAGCTCCATAAGCAACATGGGGATAGATTACATCACCATTTTTTAAACCATTTGTATTCCAACTTGAAGTGATATTACCATACGTAAAAGTATGGTCATAATCTTTCCAATCTAAATTAGCAATAGTTAATGCTTCTAATGATTTTTTTAAGCTATTATTAGTATCAGTTAAAATACAATTATATTCAGTATTCCCCCTTAAATCGCTTATTATTTTATTGATATACAAACTACCTTGGAATAATTCATTTCCCTTATACATTACAATAGCAGGATAATGTTTGGTAATATCGGTTTTAGATACAGCACCAAATTTACCTAATTCACCAAAAAATGTGTCTGCGGTTGTTCTTTCTACTGGAGTGAATGGTATATTAAGTAGGGAATATGCGATTTGTTTAGCATATGCATCTGCTTGGGTTGAAGTAATACCTAAAGTATTAATTTGGTGTTTGGAGTGATTGAATAGATACATCTGAGTATCTGCTTCGGTTGTATTACTGACAACACCATAAGCAAAGTATAAATCACCATTAGTAAAAGCTCCACCAATATTTACATTAGAGGTATATTCACCATTAACATAGCAACGAAAACTATTAGCAGTCGCATCCCAAACTAAAGTTACATTTATCGTTTGGTCAAAAAATCCATTACCATAAAAAGCAGTATAGGTATTTCCATATCTAAATTCTAATTGTCCACTACTATTTCCAACTAATCCCCATCCAGTTGCATCAGCAGGAGAACCTACGCTATAAATTGCTAATCTATTAGAAGCTGGAAAGGTTTGTGTTGGTATTAAAAAAGTAGTAGATATAATAAATCCAGTCGCTTCATCAGGTTGTATATTTGAAAAGGAATCACTTCCTATCATCATATACTCAACTGTTCCCCCATCCTTAGCAAAATACCATTTACCTATTGATTTATTATTACCATTATTCCAAACACCACTTAATCTTCTTGTATTACCATTACTATCAAAAGTAGAACCATTATATAAGCTTCTAAATACTACTTGTCCGGTATTTGAATATACATTATCTATTACTTGATTATTTGTAGCATTCATGTTTGATTGAGCATCATTAGCATTAATCATCCATTGTGGATATATAAACGATGAACCACTTAATAATCCCACACTTGGGACCATATCCCTAATATCTAAATCCTGTAATACAAATTCGTTTGTTCCTAAACCAAATAAGGAGCCGATATCTGTGTTTTCAATATTGGATATGGTAGCAGATAAGTTAGTATCTTTAGTAGAAAAATCGCAATATTGGGTTGATGAACCTGATGGTTTAAGTAATCTTATTATAGTATTATTAGTTGCCATATTAAATCGCTACCCTTGGGTTTGGTTGATTTGAAGGTTGGAATTGTATAAGATATTGGAATAATTGCTGAGTTCTTTGATTTGTTTTATCTACTACTTCAGTTGAGGTAATTACACAAGGTAGCCAATTATTTGATGTTGAACTCCAGTAATATACATTTGGACTGAAAAATAGTTCACGCAACCATAACGAAGTTGTTGTATCTAACCAATCTGTATTTGCGGTTATAGTTTGCATTGGTTGATTGTAATAATTTTTTGTTCCTCTTCGTTGTGGGCTATAAGTTACAGTAGCTGTAGTAGCATTATAAGGAACAAATACTTGCTCTGCTTGTGGTTTATCTATTATCCAACTTGAATCTGATTGTAAATTAAAAGTATAGTAATCCCATACACCATATATGTTTTTCCAAGCAAATCTAACACCAGGATATCCACAATTGGCTGTAGTATCTTTGTATAATGTAAATGAATCCCAAACTGAAGCAGTATTTGATGTAAAACCTGATTGTTGTGGTGAAAAGTCAATAACAACATAATCCCATCCACTAGGATAAGCTGCTGATTGATTACCAGGTCCAACATTAGCTGTTATTAATCCGTATATATTTCCAGTACTTCCATTTAAATTAGTTTGGGTTGCTGCTGTAGACCATTGAGCAGTAGCACCAGCTCTCGGGCCACCTTGATTTCCTGTGTTATTTAATGCGGTGTAGGTATATAATAAAGTGCCTGATGAATTGTATGAACGAATACGAACTGAGTGAATATCTTGTGCTTGAGAAGTAATAATAGGTTGATTTTCATTACCTTGTAAGAATGATAAACTTAACATTTCACCATCTCTAATATACATCTTATTACTAGCTCCTACTGAACTACGAGGCATATTAGTTAAACATACATTTCTACTAAAATCAGGATTAGCTGGAGAAGGGTATGGAGTAGTAGTGGTAGGAAACCATTTGGTGGTGGAAACAAAATTCCAACTTGATTTATCATTAGGGTCTGCAACTCCTGCGAATACATTATTATATATTGCTCGAGTTGAACTACCAGCGCTACCACTAAAAGCAGGAGAACCTGTAGTAGCATTTTGATATCCATTATATATCCCTAAAGAAGTTGTCCCATATTCCTCACCAAAAAGAACAATAAATCTTCTATTATCTGTTACTGCTTGACTAAAAGAAAGAGTTGAAGTAGATGGTAACCCTTCATAGGTATAATTTGCTAATACATCCCCAATATCAAATACAGCTACACCGGATGGATTAACTGGTTGTTTTAATCGTTGTATACGGGTTGATGAACCACTAAGGTATATATCGCATACTACTTTGAAGTTACTTTGTGATGATGAGTTTGATGTCAACCCATACACTACATTGTTATTACTTACTTGTAGATAATTTGGTTGTGTTCCTATAGTTAAAGCCATATTATTTCTTCTTTCCTACTACTATTATTCCAGGTGCAGCAGCTTCTAATTGTTTTTTTATTTCTTTTACCATATCCACCGCACCTGCATTTGCTATATTTTGTATATTTTGATTTACCGCTAATTTTAATGATGATTGTATAAATGGTTTTGCTTTTTTGAATCTTTGTCCCTTTGCACCTATAGCTCGGGCTATCAACCAAGCAAACTGAATTTGTTTCATTCCACTTGGAACTCGAATACGCTTAAACTTTATCCATTCCAATATATCCTGCACTGGTGGTTGTTTACCAGGTCCACGCTCTGCACCATTATCTACATAGATACCATATTTAAGCATTTCAACTGATATACTTACATCTTTACTACTTTTCGTTGGTGTTAATAATTTGATAGACTTTGCTAATCGGCCTGTATTATACGAACCATTCTTTTTTAACTCAGCAATAGCATAAGTAGTATAATCATCAGCGAGTTGCTGTAAAGCCGGTGTAAGTTTTTCCCAATCAATTAGCATAAATAATGTTACCTTTTTTTATTATACTTGAGGATAAGCACAGTAATCTAATACACCACTATCAGTATAATTAACCATACCAACCCATCCGAATGCTCTATCATTGAATGCTTCACTCACTGGGGTTATATTAGCTAATGTTACCCATTCTCTTTGTTGTTCACTTCCCAAGTTCATATACCCAATAATATCGTATATATACTGCTCAGTATTTGACATGATTGATAAATAATTTGTTTCATCCAATGGTGGGACATCTAATGCATATAATTCAAAAGTTAGGGTACGAGTACCTGATGTACCAATTTGATTGATGTTCATACCAGGGGATGTAATCGGTCTCAAAAATATATAAGGATAGGTTACATTTTGTGATGCAGCATCCAATTCTTCTAAATCACCAGTTGCAAAAGTATTAATTCCCGCATGATTAATGGAAGCTGATTGAAATCGTGCTACTACCTGTGCGTAAGTATTCATAGTTATTCTTCTTCTTCTTCTTCACTTAAAAATTCTTCTAAGTCTGATAATGAAGCAGTTTCAAATTCTTCTGCTCCACTAATTAAAACTTCAGGAGCTGGATTTGGGGTTGTATCTTCACCAACACCATTGGCTTGAACATCATAAACCAAATCAATGGAGCAACCAACTATTGCAGCTATTTTATTAACATCATAGCCTGAACCTAACCAATTTTTAACAATGGTTCGGAGTGTGTAATCTACGGGTGGACAATTTTTGCAACTCATATTCTTTTATTCCTTTTATTTTATTCTTTGTTTATTCATTATATTTTTTTCTCTTTGTGCTTTTCTATAATTCAAGTCTTTCTCATGCGCTAGATAATTCATTACAAATATATAATTTAAATCTGTGATACACTTATCCCCTGTGATGTTAAGGATGGGAGTTTCCGCCAAATGACAAATTGTTGCAAACCATCCCCAATGTTTATAGTATTCTTGGGTATCAACTTCTTCATTTGATTTGACCAATTCATCTTCAATTTCTCTTTCTGGTTCATTTGAGAATAAAGCAGTGAACTTTGATTTACTAAGCTTATTTGAAGCAAAAAAAAAGATAATGCTCCTAACGCAAATGCGACTGGAAAATGGGCCATTCGTTCCGCTACCACAACTGAATTAGAATAGTTGTATGGTTCTACTTCATAATAATCCCAAATATTTACCATCTTACCATTGTTAGAAAATGTATTGTATGTATTGATGACTTTGAATTTGAGTGAATTAAACTTATGCTTTGTAATAGGGCGATATAGTATAGCCATAATCTGCGCTAAGTTTTCTTTGGGATACTTAGTCAGCTTTTCCAAATCAACATACTCACCTAAGCTCATTTGTGTAATATCAACAAACCCATGCAATACACCATCAATTTCTATGATTGGATAAAATGCTGGAGCGGATGTCTTTTCAAATACATCTACTAATTCACCATATTCTTTCATCAGAGTATTTTTGTTCAAATCCCTAACTTCGTCTGGTGTTATGTTTTTGTAATAAGACATGAACAGTTCACATCGTTCCATTTCGGTTATCTCTTCACCAAAGCCGTTCCAAACAGTCCAATCTTTTATGCCGAAATATTCTTTCATTATTTATTTTCTCCTTTATCTATAAATAGTTGTTTTTTAAAATATACCCATATAAAAGCATATAAAAGGGGAGCCCCACTCTACAGGCTCCCCTTCCTTACCATAAAACTTTCAATGAAAAAAATGGAGAATCGGGTCTTAAATTTAGTTTTATGTGCCGTACATCAATTACGTCTATAATAAATATCATTTTGATTATCTTAAATAGCGTGGGTTTTGACCGATATACAAGCTTTTGCCTGAATCACCAAATAGTTCATTTCGTGCCAAATTGGCCATCCAAATAGCATCCACTATATCATCATGCCCGGATGGTGGGTGTGAGAACGATATATTCCCAGTTGCATTTATTTTGTAAGTATATGCTGATAATTCATTATAACACTCCGGCATTAATTTTTTGCTGGGTAGGAGTATATCACCATTTTCAATTGAAGATATAAGCTTTCTTACACCCAATGTTTTAGACTCATTAGTAGTAACGAATGGCTTACACCTTATACCACCTTTTTTAATTAATTCAAACATTCCTTGTCCAATCCCGTTCGTTTCAACATAACATCCCCTAATATTATATCGTTTGAGATGAGTAATGAAAGTTGCAGCAACCTCATGTAAAGATTCTCCTTTAATTCTAATAATTCTCGCTGCTGTTCCTCCTTCGTCAAATATTGCACAAACGGAGTAATCGCTAGCGACAGCGCTATCAATTCCAATAAAATAATTTCTGCCTGGTTCGGGTTCATTCCATTCCTCTAATATTGTGATTAAATCTAAATTTCTAAATACATCATTCGTACTTTCTGAAAATTGTGCAAGGTATTCTTGCTTAAATATCTCTTCGGGCAGGGATTGTCTTTGTTCCTCAATAAAACCCTCGTCAGCGTACGGATTATCAGCAGATATACCCTCATATGATATATGGGTAGATGATTGCTCCTGGCCCCTCAGGAACCATTGATAGAACCAATTCTTTGAGCGGGGTGTTGATATTACCAAACACTTTCTACCTTTTGCTGTAAGAGTAGGGATAATCGCTTCGTTGATAGCTTTCTCAGCAATGAATGCCGCTTCATCAATTATCAACCATTCAAACGAATAACCCCTAATACTATCATAACTATCAGCTGATAAGAATCGGATTTGTGAGCCATTAATAAAGGTTATTGTAAGTTGTGCTTTGTTTAATGCTTTTATTATATCTTTACAAGCACCGCTCATTTCCTCAAAAACCTTTTCTGATTGTCGGTATACTGGTGCTACCCACCCACACTTTGTTTTTTGGAATTTCAAAAGCCAATATAATGCTAGGTTTTGTGCCAAAAGGGATTTTCCGAATTGTCTTCCGGTTGATACGATACCAAATTTATGTTCACTGTCTGCGAACCCATCAATAATTTTTTTTTGCCCAACATGGGGATTAAATAGTTTTATTACCACTTAACCGTATAATTCATTGGATTGGATAGAGTAGGTTTTTCTTCCTCACCCTTAAATTCAATAGCTTGTAATGTTCCCCTCTCTTCCAACACCAGGATTCCGTCGCAATCAGTTGCGCAACCTTGCTTACGAAAAGCGAACTGCAGTTCTTCCGGGTTTCTTCCATTCTCTGCACAAAAACTTAACCATTCAGTATGCTCGGGGGTCATCAACTCGGCTATACTCCCACATTTGTCGCAGGTGAATTGGACCTTTTCAAAAAAGTCGTCAGTAATTTTTACTGCTGATTCTAAAGGTTTATTTAATTTTTGATTATTCATTTTCCATCCTTTTTTTAGCGTAATATGCTTTTAATGCAGCGCTTAGTTTTGCTTTCGTTTCTTCACTTCGTTTATAACTATCGTTTGCTCTTCGTGTAGCCACAGTTTTTGCTATATGTTCTTCACTTTGTTTATAACTATCGTTTGCTCTTCGTGTAGCCACAGTTTTTGCTATATGTTCTTCGGTAAATTTGTATGTATAACCATTTGCTTTTTTAGTAGCTACACTTTTTGCTACATGCTCTTTGCTTTTGGGTTTACGCATGTTAGCTTTTGTTTCTTCACTTTTGGGTTTACCTATCATTATATCTCTTAATTTTGCTATATGTTCTTCGGTATGCTTATAACCTAACACACCATCTCCACCGTTGGTAAGGTTCGCAAGCGTTCCTAACCCTAAATCAGCTCTACCATATAGCTGGATAAACTCTCGTTCCTTTTGCTGCGCTTCTTCCCATGTCAAGTCATCAAGCATAATCTGAACTTTATATCCATGCTTATTTACTATACTATGCCAATGCTTATTTCGCTGATGTTTAGCATAAGCACGTTTTTCAGTCTTACCTATACCAATATAAAAGGGTTGGTTAGTATCTAATCGTATGTGTCTATAAACTATCATTTGTTCCCCATTTTAATTCAATATTACCAATGATTTCTATTTTTTCAGTTCCCTCGTTCCCACTATAACGCATCACCTGCTCAACCGCTCTCTGTCTTACTCTCGGGTCTTCATCTTTCAATAATTTGGTCATTTCTTCGGTCGCAGTACCAACTGAATCTTCAAGCCTTTGTTTCCACGCTTGTTTATATAACTCACCAGCTTTCATCCAATATGCGGTATATTGCTGCTCTGATTTATTACCATAATTTTCTTTACACCATTTTAACCACCCATAAACTGTAATAGATGGTATTGTTTCATATCTAAGTTTATAGCACTGCATTGTTCTTAGTTCTACTTCCGCTTTTGATAATTTTTTCCCTGCCATTTTGTATATCCTTTTAATATTTTTATTTATTTTTAACCTGCTATTTCCCTAATTTGTGTTTCAAACTGGGCCCATAAAGATAGACTTATTTTCTGAAAAGTTTGATGTTCACATGCGCATGATGGATTATCTACCTTCTTTCCTCTTACAATACTCTGCATCTTCGCATGCATTTGGATTCTTTCTGGGGATAGGTATGAGTGGTTTTTTTCAGGAAACCAAACATCCAATATCCACCTTGCATCTTCTTTACTTATGTGGTTTATTTCCATCTTCATTTATCTTTTTTAATATCCAGCTTAATAAATATGTAAATACACTCAGTAATGCACCTATTCTTATATCCCAAAACCAAATAGTACCAATCCATAATCCCAAACATTTACTGCAATTAATTGCTTGGACGAATGGGTATGCAAACCATAGACCTCTTACCGCAATGATTTCGAGGAGGTATTCGGTTATTTTGGTACGATAAGGTTGAAATGGGCCGAAGAACCCGGTCCAAAAGTTTATCATCACTCCTACATAAAGGAACTCTATAATGGTATCAATATTCATTTTTTACCTTTCCGTATGCGCGCATATAAAATTCATCTGCTGTAATCCCTACTACATCTCCTCCATTGGATTCAAATTCATAACTTATATCGGTTGAACAGTGAGTAGTTGCAACACTATGCATCATCTCTATTATTAATTTTGCTATAACCCCGCTTTGGTTTTTTAGCGGTGTTGATTCTATCATTTTTCTGACTTCTCTTTGAAGCTCGTAACCATATTCTTCTGGTTCTAGTTCCATCCACATTTTATATTTCTCCTAATTTAATAATTTGTTTAATTCCCTCAAGCTATCCATTTCACTTTCCATTAATTGATCGCAACGGTGTAAAGATTGATGTTCTAATTCGGTTCTCCATTTATCATCATCCAATAACCTATCCATTAATTCAAATAACTCCTTTTTAGTTTTGAAGAATAACCCATTAGGGAATATCTCTCTATAATATGGAGTATCTTGGAATAGGGGCACAGTTCCTACCATCATACTATCCGTAGCAGCGATTGACCATCCATGATGAGTTTGTTTAGGTGTAATCTGTATTTTGCATTTAGCCAATCTTTGTAAATACTCCCATTTCGGAAACTTACTTTTAACCATCCAATCATATTCTGATGGTGGAGATAATTGAGTAACCCATACTTTCCAATCTTTACGATGCTCTCTATATTCTTCCATCCATTTAACAAATTCAGGATATCCTTTATATCCTGCGCATCTATGATTAAACACTATAATATTTTCTTTGTTTATTTCCGGTTCTAATTCTCTTCCTTTTACACCTAATCTCCATACCTTTAATATACTCTTTAATTTTTCCATTTTTTGGGTTGATAACCATTCTTCCGCATATTTAAGAACTACATCTAACTGAGCTTGAGTATTTACAAAACAGGTATCCATTTGAAGAACGCCTAATAATTCATTTGGAAACCACATATCTTTAGGTTTACCAGGCCTGTTATCAGGTCCATTCGCACCCTTCATTTCCCACCAATGACAATAACCAATGATTTTAGTATCTATAGTTTTTTTATATCTCCCAACTTGCGGCCAGTCTGGTAAATGTGAGTAGATAATATCATAATCAATATCCCTTAGCTTTTTAATAAGTTCTGATGAAGGGAATGCTCTTTGATTCATCATATCACCTAATATATCAATAGGGTGTTGGGTTACATTATGGTATTCAGCTAATCGTTTGCTAATATTATTATGAGGCATAAGCACATTAAAGTAATACTTACCAATCTTATTTAAGCCTTTTATGTGGTTATATAATACATCTATAAACGAGTCCTTATCTATATTAGAATAGTTAGTTATATTAGGTATTACCAATACTTTTCTTTTATCTGAATTATCATCCCAAAAACTATTCATACATTCTCCTTTATATATAAATAGTGTGCAATATAGGAAAACATTAAAAATGATGGAAAATTGTGGATTTATTTTTCATATTACACAAATTATTTAGCTTTATTCTACCAATACATACTTCTTCTAATATTAAGGCTTTGGTATTAGATAAATTATCAAAGAGTATTTCTACACTAAACCCGTCTTTGGCTTGTTCATACCAACACTTGTTTCTACCATAACGCATGTAAGCCCGGTTGCCTGAACCTTTACCAATATAAAATAATTTACCTTCTGAATTAAAGTGAGCGTATATATAATATTTAAAAAAGTTTGATTCCATTTAATCTCCTTTCGGGTTAAAATCATAACTTGTTTAAGTATCATATTGCGTATCTAACGATACGGGAGTGATTTGTCATAAATGAAAATCCCTCCTTCCAATCTTTTCAGGAATATATCTGATAAGTTTATTGGGTGGTGGGGGGTTCGTTTTTACGAACACCACACCGTTCGTGTCGCTACACGAACTATTATGTGCAAGCTTACTAAGTATTATTTAACTTAATAATCCAAACTGTATGGCGATTTTTGAAAATTTAATTGAGAAGATGCGGCTGCGCCAGTATGGCTTTTATCACCGCTTTCACTCTTAATACTTTACCTACTAAAAACTTATATTAGTGCAGTTGGGAATTTCACCCCGGTTTGATTACCGTATTCACTAAATTTCATTTCGTTGGAGGCGCCTATCGGATGTAATTGCCCAATAGCTGGTTCGGACCCCATATAAAATCTTCTCAACTGGGCAGGGTTTAACTTGCTTAGGTATGCCTCTGCCGATTGTAAGTTATATGTTTGTTTGTAAATCATTCTTATATAAATATCCCCAAAATTTTGAAAACACTATTTTTTTTTATTTTTTGTGACATCTTGTGTCACAACTTTTTTCTATCCCTATGTTTTACAAATGCGTTTTTGAATTTCCTACTTAATTTTTCTTTAGCTTTATCTTTTTTTACTTCAATTGGTACTCTATGACTTAAATCAAATATTTTGGATAGGCCATATTTTATACCATTATCATAGTGGCATCGCTCCATATACTTTACATTGTTAATAAAATAATATTCCAGCCAAATACCTTGCTTTTTACCATTTACATAACTACCACAACTAACTTCTTTATTATTTTCCATAACTTAATTTTAAATTTTTACAGTGCTTCTTAATTTCATTATCTAATACCAGTTTCTTTTTATATATGGATTTAGAAGCATAACCATATTGTATCATTTGATAGTATGTATTACGCTGAATAATCTTATTTGATAGTAATTTAGCTTCATTATTCTCCATAACTTTTTTATTTAATTTTACACAATATACAACAGAAAATCCATATTTCCAAATTATTTTTGTAGTATTTTATGTACCAAATATTTTACCCATATAGGTATCCACCAAAGTATAATGACCCAAAATAGAATTATTGATACTATGATTTCTTTTTCAGTCAACATTTTCTTCTAGCTCCCGCTTTAATTTAGTTAGACATTCGCAACGGATTTTATCAAAGATTTTTTCATATTCTCCGCTCATAGTATTTTTAGGTAAATTATACTTTTTAATGATTTGCCTCATACTCATCCCTTGAAAGAATCGCATTTGTATTAGCTGATTTTCATACCAATTCAAATTTTTCATCTCATCTTCAATACAACCTATCATATCAAATTCATCAGTCTTACTACCAGTCCAATCTTCATGCATACCCACATTCAAGTATCCATTTCTGCTATAATATTCTCTATATCTACGAAAGAATGGAGATGAGCCTGATTTAATTTGCAATGCAGCAGCTTTAACTAAAAAGTTTTTTATTTTCCCATCCCTCAACATTTGCTCTTGCTGCTCTATCGGTTTTTGAAGAAAGGATTCAATAATAAATTGTAGCAAATCATCCGCATACTGGCTCATCTGCCCATTAGCTATTTTAGTTTTGAATTCGTTGCGGAGGTGATTGTAATTCTCATTAAACCACTTATGGATTTCTGTCATTTCTCATTCTCCTTTATATATAAATAGTTCCGGTTTACTGTAAACATAAAAAAATAACAAAATATATGAAAAAAATAACAAATATCTTATCGTTTTTGAAAAATTACCATATTTATTGTAAAGTATGTTACGATAACACAATTTAAACTTAAAAAAATGGAGACAAGAAATGAACCTACTTACAAAAACCTGCACTGGATGCAAAAAAACAAAACCTACCAATCAGTTTTCTAAATGTAGTAAAAACCCAGACAAACTACAATATCGCTGTAAAGTATGTAATAAAAAAACAAATACTGAATTCAGAGAAGTTCGGCCGGAATATGCTAAAGAATGGGATATTGCTCACCCTGGCGTTAAATACACTATTTGTGCACGATGGATACAAAATAACTACCATAAGTGGTATAATAAAATCAAAGAAATTAATAACTCATGGGGTGGTGGTGTATATGCTATCGTAAATAATATAACGGGAGATATGTATGTAGGTGCTAGCAAAAACCTTAGATTTAGGAAATATCAGCACTTCACAAAAAGAGGATTAAAAAGTAATAGAAATTTAGCAGAAGCGATTCAACACTATGGCCGGTCTAACTTCCAGTTCTATATTGTAGAGCATGTGGATAATAATGATTTATTGAGGGAAAGAGAACGAGCTTGGATTAAACACTTGAATCCATCTTACAATATACTTAAATATATCTAAACTTTATGTCTATCTACATTATTCATTATCATCATTAATAATTCGTTTTTTATATACCCTGCTCTTTCAGCATTTTTAAGAGCTGATATAAGTTGAAATACAATAAATGGAAGAATAAAGGTTTCGCTTAACCAGTCTACTTTAAACCCTCTCTCTACAATTAGAATAGTAGCGAGGATGATTACCCAAATAGCAGTATTCCTTAATACGAATATTGCTTTTTTGGTTTTAAATCCTTCCTTTTTTGTTCCTGCTATAATTCCAAATAAACCATCTAAAAACATTACGGAAACCACTGCTAAGAATTGCTCTGCATTTTCCATAACCAATATATGTAAGTAAGAGCATATAAATGCTATTAAAGCAATTACTGTAGTTAATATTGATTCAGTTTTCATAATGTTTTTTTCTAGTATAAATTTTAGCAGATGGTTTGACCTTTGTAATCATTTTTCTTCGTATAATCTGAGCAATATGTCTTTCATTCAGACCATTAATCGTTTTCATTATTTTGAACCAATAAATTGTATATTATAGAATCTACATCAGCTTCTTTACCATACTTAGCTCTTAACAAAATATATAATAGTTCATAGTTTGATTCACCCTTCACATACATTATATCATTTGCTTCTATAAATAGTTTAAGCATTCCAACTAATTGTCCAATTTGATTATCTAACTCATCCATAATATTCTTTCATTTAATATAAAGCGTTCCAAGTTGTTCCATCCCAAAAGAAGGGTTTAGGAGGTGTAGAAGAAGATACCATAAATGAGCCTGTAGGGATATTTGTTGTAGGAAGGGGATGATGTGGAGTAATAGCAAGTATAGGAGCTAAACCCAATGAAGAAGAAATATGAACTGAAGCAGAAGGTGTTGTAATACCAACCCCAATACTTCCAGTAATATTAACTACGCTACGTTGTGTACCACCAAATTCCCAAGTTTGTAATAATTTACTACCTGTTCCTGCTGTTGTAGCGTGAGTAGCATTTA